CATCGGTTCCTTTAAAAATTATATCTGTATCACTACCTTGTGCATCAACTGTTATATTACCTGTTGTAGTAGCTAATGTTACCGCGGCATCTCCTGTTGTTAAATCGTCTGCGGCTAATGCGTTAGCAACAAATAAATCAGAAACAGATATAACTTCATCACTTCCATCACAATAAACCATATTTGATTTAGTAGTTGGTATAGTAACAGTTTGAGCTCCAGAACCTTGTTTCATAATAATGCTGTATCCACCACTGGTAGCATTTTGAAAAACAAAATAAGCTGTTGTAGTAGTTGGAGCTATAGTTATTGTACAAGTTTGACTTAATGTTCCTGTAAATTTTATAATTCTATACATACCGTCTTGAAGATTACTAGCTCCATCAGTTGGAGATCCTGCTCTAACGGTAAGAGTTGCTGTAGATGCGTCAGATAAAGCGACTGACTTGTAAGCCGCTATTCTATCTAAAATATCTATATTGTAATTTGTTGTTGTACCCCAGGAGCCTGATTGTTCACCTGTGGTAATTTTTTCTATTCCAAAACTTGTTGTAAATGATGATGCCATTCTTTCCTCCTATGCGGCTATTTCTACCCAATTTGGGTCTTGTGTTGTATCAATTTTTGACCACATGGTTGCAGTGCTTACTTGTGAGCTTGCACTAACTCCAGTTACTATTACTAACCCAGCTATACCCACGTTTGCAATATGGGATGTAGCGGATACGCCAGTTTCTGTCACAATAATACCTGTTCCTTCTACTATTGTTTCATTACCTGTGGCACTTGCAGCAACTACTCCTGTTGCTGATACAGTAATACCTGTTCCTTCTACTACTGATTCGTTTCCTGTTGAGCCTGCGGCTTGAACTCCTGTAACACCAAAACCAAGTCCTACATCTACAGTTTCTATAGTGCTTGACGCTTGAACTCCTGTGGCAAAAATAAGAGCTTGTGGTATTATAATGTCATTAACGACACCTGCGGCTTGAACTCCTGCACTAATTCCTACGGTTATTCCTCCACCTTCTTGTATAGAAACATTAGATACAGTGCTTGCGGCTTGAACACCTGTTTCACTAACCGTTACACCAGTACCTTCAACAATGTCTCCAAAAATAGGTGTGCCCCATCCACCACTACTCCAAGTAGATCTACCCCAACCTTGATTACCTACGTCAGTGGTAGCAGATACTCCTGTTGTGCTGACAGTTATATTTTGAACAGCAGTAACAGTTGCACTATTAATTACAGAACTAGCAGATACTCCTGTTACGGATGTGCTTACTGCAAAAGTGCCTTCACCCCACGGACCAGCATTCCATGTTGATCTCCCCCACCCAGATAATATTGTTCCTGCTGTTGTTGCCGTACCACCCATACCAGAGTGTTGAGTACAATAATAATAAAGATCTGGAGCTGATGCAGCTACTGTTATTTCTGTATAAGCTCCTGAATTACCTGGAACACCTGAAGTAGTTACACCTGTGGTGTATTCAGAACCACCACTGTGAGTCCCACCAGATGTTGTTGAAAATCGTAAAGGATGACCTCCGTTTGAAGAGTCGGACTGATCAAACCTATATGTGGCTCCTTCAAATAAATTTAAATTGGCTTGTCGTACGCCATTTATAAAATATTTATTGCCATCACCAGTACTTACGACTGTTACAGTGTAAGTAAAATGCGACATACTAAGCTATTCTAATTACTGCGTTATTTGCATCATTAGCAGGATATTGAATAGTAAAATCTCCAGAACTAGAGGATTTATTACCACCAAAATCTAATACTGCAACTGTTGGTTTAGCTGCATGAGTAACCGTTCCAGCAGTTCCTGCATTTGTAAGACTAAAGTTGTAAATAACTGCAACTCTTGCATTACTAATCGTAGATGATGCCCAAGTAGTATCGGCAAAATCTAAAAAAGCAGTAGGAACAGAAGATGAGTTATCTGTTAATCCAATAGTTACACTTGTTAAAGCTTTACCTCCTGCACTATATATACCACCACTATCAGTAACTTCGTTTGTTGCTGTATACCCTGTTAAATCTTCATTAGCATCTGTTCTACTTGCGGTGAACATAGCTATATAAAATGTATCAGCAGATATAGAACTACTGTCTCCTCTTGATGAAGTTGTCCATCTATGAATACCTGCTAATATTTCTTTTTTAAAACTTCCACACATTGCTTGATTTATTGCCATTATAGCCTCCTAATTATTTCTGCCACATCTTCGTGACCTTGTTTTTTCATTAATGCCCAAATTGTTGTTCTTTCACTTTGCGCCATTCTATTCATATAAAAAATAAGTATCTCTTTCAACTGCTTTCTGAATGCTATAGCTTGATCTCGTATGACGGGAGGAGCGCTATCGCTCACCATCATTATCTTGTTCAAAGCCATATCTGCCATTTGTTCGGCACTATGTCCGCCATCAGAAGAAGTAACAACATTAACTGGTCCTAATTCGCTAGAGCTTTTGTTTGCTACCATTACGCAGTATCTCTTCTAAGATTATCGTATCTGTAAGCATCTCTAGTGTTCTTACCTTCTCCTAAATTCTTTAACCATTTTAGTGACTCTAGATATCTTGCATTGTATAATTGCAATAAATCTGCCTCACCCTTCATAAATGTATATGCCTCTACTAAAGAGCCATATAACAAAGCTAATTCTGCGTTTGTGCCTAACCAAGAAGTACCATCGGTTGTAGCAGTTATTGAAGTTGGTCTGTAAAAATAATGTAATTCCATTTGAAAGTTTGTACTTGGTGTAGGTGCTAATATAAAAGTGTCCTCATCCCAATCTGCATAGTACAAAGGCGTTCCTGTGGTAGCAGGATTAGGAGTATAATCTTGAACAAATGTTACGTGTTTGTATAGTAAAAATTCATTGTTATTACTGTTAATTACACTCAATGAAAAAGGTGATAAAAAATCTGTTGGTTTTACTAAGAATTTATTAGAGGAACTAGCAGAACCTAAAACATATTTTCTAAACACAGATAGTTCGCACTCTTTCAATATTCTTTCTTCTGCGTTCAATATAAATCTTGGCAACTGATTAACAAAAGTAGTTTCTGTATTTTGTGTGTAATCTTGTATTGCTGTTTTTAATGTTGTAAATGTATATGCCATAGTACTAACCTATAGGATAACTTGTTAAATGAGGATCGTCAACAGGACCTGCGGTAGCATTGTCTCCTCCACCTTTTGTGTTTCCAGCAGTAGCAGTTTCTCCACCTGTAGCAGTAAAAGTGTAAGAGTCAGAAGTTACTAAAGTTCCTGTTGGTGCAATAACAGTAATTGTAAAACCTGTGCTTGTTTCTAGCATAGATTTTGTAAATCCATCAAAACCTTGACATTCTCTAAAGCGAACAATATCTCCTGTTGTTCTATTATGTCCAGGCTCTAAAACTGTAATTGTAGTACTGCCTGCATCTCCAGAAGTAAATGAATTAGGATTTAAAATAACTTGAGATATAGGCTCTACTCTATCTGTCCTACTAATTCTTAAAGCTTCGGGATCTGGTTTTATTTTTCTTGGTTGTATTTGTGGCTGTTTAGGCTCATATTCATCTTTACCTACTAACAAACCATTCCATTCTTGTATCATATCTCTTAGTTTGTAAGCTCTACCAGATCTATCAGAGATACCTAAAGCATATTTTCCTGAAGCGTATCTTCCCATTATGTCACTCTCAATGATGAATAAGAAGGAACTAATCTAAGACTTGTTCTTTCTCCGTCTTCGGAAGCGGCTCTTTGAAACTCTTCTTCATAAATATCTTTTAATACACCTATTCTATTAGGCGCTCTTTTAACAGCTAAGTAGTAAGCAAGTCCTGCTACCATACAAGGTAAAAATCTAAAAGGTATATCACCAGTATTAACAGAAGTATCTGCATCTTCTATTCTTCTTACTCTGTAATATATTATCTGATCTGTAGAGTTTTCAGGCATAGGCCAAAAAGTTATTGTAGGAGTTATTTGTCTGTCTACAAAATATTGTGTTGGTCTGCCTTGTGTATCTTTATTAGCAATAGCTAAATAATCTCCTCTACTTAATCTAGTTAAAATAGTATCAGACCCACTTCTTCGAACAGATACCTCTAATACATCAACAGTAGATTGAACGGTTTCTAAAGATATAGTAGAAGAAAGTGTAGTAGTAGCACTACTACTAGAACCAGTTAAAGTTTCACTTGCAGAAAATGTTCCTACAGGAACAGTAATCGTCATTGTAGTAGCAGTCGGTTTTGTAATTACACTAGCAGTAGCATTACTTGTGCCACCTGTTATTGTTTCTCCTACAGTAAAATTTGCAGAAGCCGCTACAGTCATTGTTATTGTTCCAATAGGATAAGTATCTACAGAAGAAGAGGAAGACAATCTTGCAACTGTTTGAGTTATTTTTTCAACAGTCCAAAGGTTTAAACCTCTATTTGCCCACTCTGCAAATAAAAGATTTAAAGATCTTCTAGCAGTTCTAGCGTCATAACCTGTTCGTAACTCTAAACCACATCTTTCAAAAGCTTCTTCTGCAACTTCTGCTATATCCAGATTAAAATCTGAACTTCCTGACGTAGTCATTAGTACTCCTTAATTGCTTCAATTATAACAGTATATGTATCGTTTGCTCCTTCACCGTGAGTCTGAAAGTAAATATCTCCATCTGCTCCAGCAGTTCCTGTAGCAGTATTAGGTATACCACCAAAACTAGTAAAATCAAATTCTCCTTGATAGTCTGTGGGAAGTTGAACTAATAAAACATTGGTAGTTGCATTTCCTAATATTTTAACAGAGCAACCAACAGTTGAAAATTTTATTTTTGTTATTCTCACATTTGTACAAGCTTGACCTCTTGTGTTTGTAGCAAGAGCACTAACATCAATTTTTTTGACGGCAGTGCCCTCACCAGTATCCACATAAGTATGAACAAATGACTGAACAACTTTTTTATCACCATCTATAATAGTGGTATTAGTATTTGTATCGGCCATTATGTTCTCCTATTAACTAGCTACATCGTAGCCTATTATTGTAATTAAAAGCTTACCTGCGTCATAAGTACCTGCTGTAGTTCCTTGACCAACTAAGTATAAATATTGATCTGCGGTTGTTGGTAGAGCGCTTACATTAGTAGTTCTTGTTCCTGCTGTTTGAGCGCCACCATTTATCAATTGATTTTCCGTTAAATCTCCAATAGCAGTATCCTCAACACCAGTAGCTTCTGCCGCAACATATAAATCAATATCATCTTCACCTGTTCCAGGAGTTTCAAAACACTCCATAGTTACACCAAATACTACACCTTGGTTTGCTGTTGTTATTTGACCTATATATGCTACGCCTGACCCATTTTTACCGATGATATCACCAGCAGTTCCACCAGAATTTAATCCAGTAAGATCAATCATAATAGTCGTTTTTACAATATTGACATTAGTATCTACATCACTTTTTAATCTATCCACCTGTGTTATGTATACCG